TTGTTGGATCGTTTCTATAACATAAGAAAGTAACACTCATCTTATCATTAGCTTCAATAGCATCAGTTATTCGCCAATCTTGGTTACGCCAAGTGATTGAATATCCGCTTGAGTTAATTACTATATCTCGCACATAAGGCGTATAGTTAAAAACAAATCTATTTAAGTCTTGGTAAATACGAGTATCGCCAGTAATTTGCAAGCTATTTTTAACATCCTGAACTAAAGGTCTGCTTGTAAATTTAGGTGTTATTACAACTGTGCTTTCGCCAAATGCGTCTGTTGTAAATGATAAAGTATTAACAGTAACATTTTCATAGCGTGAAATAGCCATTTACATCACCAATGGTTTGTAAGGTCTTAATAAAGCATCAATTCCTATAGGAAGTTCTGCCAATCTACCAACTGTTGTTTCTGATCTGTTGTTATATAAATGCGTTAATAATAACAATCCAGCTTGTTTAATGACTGGATATTGAGATAAGAAACTTGGTTTAACAGTAAAATTAACGACTAATGGAGCAGTCATATTTTGATTAAAGTTAGTTGGTAAACTTGCTAAAACAACTTTATTACCAGTAGGATCGTAATACCAATTGCCATTAGATGAACTAACAGGCGTTAAAACAGGCGTTTGTGCATCATCAAAAAAACTAACTGAATTAACTACAGTATTTCCAGCACCTTGTGAAACTTCTGGTAAATCTAGGCAAATTGGACTGCCATATAAAGAACTTGTTGCGTAATAAGTTTGAAATGTAATTGGGAATATTGGTAAGCCCAAATAATCCTCAATATGCATCCTAACTGCTAATTCAAGATCACTTAAATATGAATCTTGACTGTCATCACCAAACAAATTTAATTGATTGGTGATTTCCGTCAATGTAAGCCAGCTTGTTGATAAATCCCTTCCTACTTGTTCAATTTTCTCATAGTTAAAAGGATTTCTTGTTGGCGCAAGAAACACTCCACCATAAGCAAGAATATCGCTAGTGGTAGCAGTTGTCATTATACGCCTTTCAAGAATACGCCAGCAAATGGATCACGAATTGTGGATACCATACGCTTTTCGGCATAGATATTTATAAAGCCCGGTTGAGTTTGTTCAAACATCTTAAATGTCATTTCCTCTGTATCGCCAATGGTCATAAAACGATCCCAATTTGCTAATACGCATGAAATGTTACCAGTTCCGGGAGCGGCTAAATATGGATTTGGGATCACAGGGAAACCAAATAAATTAGCAACTGCACCGCCATTTGAATTACCAACTTCTAAATAAACTGGCATACCAACTGTATCTTTAAGAACACGCAATTCTAAAATAAGTGATGGATGAATATGCCAAGCAGTTGTAGGTAATGCCCAATATTGAGCTGGTAAAGCTGAAGCCATATCTGCTAATGAATCATAATCAATTGCAGTTGTGCTATGAGTTACTGTAGCAATTGTATGAATACCATTAGTGCTTGCAGTTCCACTTGAACCAAATGATGCAGTAGAACCAGTATTGTAAGTTGGTAAACCTCTTAAACCAGAAGTTGCACCATAAGCAGTTGTTGATGAACCAGATTGATCGTTATTTAAAGCCATAGATTGACCTTCTAACTGACTAAATTCAAGCATTAAGTCATTAACAAGAGCTTCTTCTAATGCATTAACATCAGTTAAAACTGCACTACGAACTGGCAAAACTGCTGATAAAACACGAACTGGCAATTGCCAGATAGATGTAGCAATATTTGGTGAACCACTATTAGGCACAACTGTATATCCAAATGGATTAGTTGAATTTGCCGCATTACCAACTTTTGCTACGAATTGAGCATCAGAACCATTAACAATAATTTCTCGGCTTCCCATACGGAAAGGATTGGCATAACGAAGTGCCGCAAATGCTTCATCAAATATTACCTTACCACCAACGCCGCTACCTGAACCAGTAATGTTAGATGCTTCGTTAATTTGTTCAGATTCTTGTGCATCTTTTTTAGATTTTTTATCTTCTCTAAAGCTAACTTTTGATTCGCCTTCGAGTATAGCTTGTTTTATACCTTCTAAAACTTTTTTAGATGCTTTCATAATTTTTTCCTAATTAGTTAAAAAAATAGGCGGCGATTAAACCGCCTATTCCTTCATTAAAACTGCTATTAGTTAGTAGCAGTTGCAGTAGAACGATAACGAACACCAGCAAATGGATCAACAACTGAAGTGCATAGTCGTTTTTCACCATAGAATGTAATGTAGCCCGGTAAAGTTTGATCATATCTACGCAAGATCATATTTAAACGATCAACGATAGTATGGAATCTTGACCAGTCTGCAAAATACATTGGATATTTGCTTTCTGTGCCTACAGATGCAGTAGTTCCTGTTGGTAAATCAACATATTTATTAACTACAACATCAAAGCCAAGTAAAGAACCAACGATACCATCTTCACGAGCTAAACCATCAATGTAGATTGGTCTGCCTTGTAAATCTGTTAAACCACGAATTGCTGAAAGCATGATTGGGTTGATAACAAATTTAGCATTAGGTGTCCAATATTGTTGTGGCAAGCTATAGATGAAATTAACAATATCAGCATAAGTAACTGCATTAGCAACTACATTATCGCCGTTTGATGTTAATTGATCGTATGTGCTTAATGAATGTAAACCACTTGTTGAGCCTGTGCCTGATGAACCGAAAGCCGCAGTAGTAAATGTGCCGCCTGTGTAAGATGCATTAGCACCAGCATATTGATTTAAACCACGCAAGCCATTTGAACCACCATAAGATACAGTAGCTGGATCAGCTTGGTCATTGTTTTGAATCATTGATAAGCCTTCTTGTTGGCTAAATTCAGCTAACATATCATCAACAACATTTGATTCTAAACCATCGATGTCATCAAGAGCCGCAGTTCTGATTGGGAACTGTGTATTGATGTCTTGAAGTGTTAATTGCCAAATGTTTGTGTTTTCTGTAGTTGGGTTAGGAACACCAGAACCAGCAGAAGTATTGTTGTTGATTGGATAACCCCACATAGCACCAGCGTTACCAACTTTAGCACGGAATTGATATGTTGAACCATCAGTTGCAACAGAACGAGATACACCACGCATTGGGTTGATTAAACGAAGTGGATGGAATACTGGATCGTAGAATGTTCTACCACCGACACCAGCACCAGAACCAGTTAAACCAGAACTTTCCTTGATGTATGCATCATATTGTGAAGCATCTTCAAACATTTTGATTTCTTTTTCAAATCTGCCGTTTGTTTTAATAAAGCTGGCTAATTGTTCTTTAACCATTTTATTAACATCACCACGAACAGTTTTTTCAATCTTAACGATTGCTGGAGCTTGAACTGAAGCAACTTTCGCTTCAAGTGCTTGCACCTTTTCATCAAATGAAGCAACTGTAGCTTCAAGTTTTTCATCTACTGACTTGATGATTTCTTCTTGACGAGCTAAAGTTTTTTCTTCAATTGCGTCTAGCTTTTGAATAATTTTATCTGACATAATTTTTCCTTATTTAAGTCGTTTGTCTAATTTCTTTAATAATGAACGCTCTTTGAGAGCTTCCAATATCGCCTTTTCGTCATCCGCATCAAACTCACTTTGACTTGGAGCGGTTTCAACTTGTTTCTTAACTTCATCACGAATTTTAAGAATTTCATTGAACTTGCTAGATGCGGATGTAGCATCTTTCTTTGAAAGCCCAGCTTCACGCAATGCTTTCTCGATATGTTTAAGATTAGCAGTTCCATCTTCTCTAAAAAATTCTAGCTTTTTAACTTCAGCCATTGGGTTATTAGGTTGCATTACTATTGATACTTCTTTTAAACCACCTTTAGTGATTTGGAAATATCCACTTTCATAATCATCATCAGATGTATCTAATGGTGAACCTTCTTCATCAACCATTTGGTATTCATCAGCCCATGCACCTACTGAAACACCACCAACCATTGCTGGTGATTCTTTCATAATTGTATAAAGGTCTTTACCAGCAGTTGTGTTAGTAAAAAGTTTGCCTTTACCTAACATTCCTGTGTCATCAAATTCAAATGATGTCCATTCGCCAACTGGAAACGACATATCATTGTGTTGGAAATACATAGGTAATGGTTTGCCAGATTTAGCAAATTCATCAGCCCATGCCTTAAATGGTTCTGGCTGATAATTGAATTTACGACCATCTGCACCTTCTCTTGCACCCCATGTAGTTAGCATGGCTTCTATATTTCCGCACATTTCTTGTGATTCATCAGTAGCTATACCTAAAGCTACTTTTGATTCAAAGAAGTATTTAGAAAATTTTTTCGATAATTCTTTAGTCATTGATTGGCACTCCCTTATTTTTCATTCCGTTGGTTTCAATCGGTTTCTTTTTGCGTTTGTTAGCCGATTGGGTTAATAATTTAAGCAAATCTTCTAGTGTCATTATGCTTTACCAGCTCTGCCAGTTTTACCAACAGAAGATGTATTTCCGCCACCGCCTGTATCTTGTGGTGATGATCCGGTTATGTCTTTTGGTGCGCCGCCTACTGTAATTCCTTGTGGTTTAGTAGCTTGTAATTCATCGCCACCTTCTTTGTTCTCGTAACCTAAATATTCACGAGCTTCATTAGGTGTCATTATACCAGCAGATATACCAGCAACGGCAAAATTCATTTGATCAATTGGTGCGCCTTTAAGAAAATCTTGTGTCTGGAATTTAATGCATAGATTTGGGTATCCAGCTAACAAACTTGTCTTAAATTTTTGTTCAATATTAGTAATCAATGGATTCATTGTAGATTTATAAAATTCATCTAACAATGTTTGTGTGTTATTGAACTTACCACTATCCATTCCAATTAAAGCTGGCGGAACACCAAACAATCCACAAATTCGTTTCATAGTTTGCATCTTCAATTGAGCCGCTTCAGCATCTTGAAGTGTAAGCATATGAATTGGAGTATATGTCATACCATTATCAAGCAAGATTGATTGACCGGGCTTGCTTTGATCAGTTGATCTTGAGCCAGTCATTGAAGCCCATGCTTCTTTTAGTCTTGCGGCAATCTCTTTGTATTTAACATCTGGAATAACTTGAGTTGTTGTAAACATTCCAGAAGGTTTAGCACCATTCATCATTACAAAGTTGGCATAGTTATCAATGTCTTGATCTAAACCAATTAATTCTACGGCTAATGTGCCTTTATTGAAGCCGGCTGAACCTTGCCAAGCCGCTTCTTTTAAATGAATCACTTGCCAATATTCTAATGGAGCTTCTTTATTAAATCCATATGTAGAAGTAGATAATCTATATTGTGGATAACGAGTTGGAGTTAATTGAGCGGTGATTAAAGTTGAATCTAATATATACATTTCCAATGGAGTTAAAGCCATATTTTGTTGGTCTTTACGCCATAAAGCAGTAAATACTTCACCAGCTAAATCTAACCACATTACAAATTGATACCAGTATTCGTATGATGATTGAAAGTTATTTGGTTGCATTAATAAACTTGCAACTTGTTTTGCTTTAATCTGATCTCTTGGACCAACAGATTCATCTAAAAGTGCATCAACCAATAAACCTTTATCGTTATAAGCCATAATCTTAATTGGAAGTTGAGCTAATGCACGAGCTTTAACGCCTACGCAACTCATAACTGTAGAATTGCGGCTTAACACCGACATATCTACAATTCGACCTGATTCCGTTACAGATGATGTTGTTACATATAAAAGTTGGTTTGAAACTGGGATTTGTTTGGCATTAGATATGTTTCTTAATACATTGTTACCTAATGCAGTTTGACCAAAAAGTGTATTGGATTCTTTTGAACCCTTACCTTTTCTGTTGAATATATCAAATATTGCCATATTTTTCCTTTAAAAACTTCTAAATCCGTATGAATCTGATCCAATCGGATTATCAAGTGAACAATGCATTGCAATTATAAGCGCAATAATGCCATCAACCTTCGCAGACTTATCTGCTTCATTCTTTCTTACCTTGATATTGCCATTGACATCTTCGTAAACTTCGCAGTTTCCAAGTTGCCAACCAATAAATGGGTTTCCTTCATGTTTTATAGAATGTTGCATAATCAGTTTTTCAGTATGTTTGGATGGGTTACTTAAAACTGCCATTCCTTGACCAACCTTTTTAACTGGTATGCCATGATCGTGTAATCGTGCAATTAAACTTGCCGCATTGTAAGCATCATAGCCAACTTCTTTAACATCATATAAAGAACATTGGTTTTTGATATATTCGGAAATCTCTCGATCATCCATCACATTGCCTTCGGTTATGTGCAATATGCCAGATTGAACCGCTTGCTCAAATATACCACGATAATGAGTTGGAATCAACTCCATTGCATCTTCAGGTAAAAAGAATTTAAACTCTGCAAAGTAATCATCATCTGCATATCTTTTCAAAGTGCAGACTGCATTTAAGTCCCTAGTTGCCGCCAAGTCAAAACCAATAAAAACTGATTCCGGGCTATCTTTAGGTTTGTCTATAGAATCATCCCAATACTGACGATCAATCCATGCCGTATTAGCAGATACATAAACATTAAGTGTCTTACATAAGAACTCATTTAATGAAGCTGGTTTTAAAGCCGCTTGAGCCGCTCTTTCCTCAATGGCAGATTGATAAATAGATATGCCATGCATAGGATTACATTTTCGCCATGTTCTAGCATCTCGCCAGTCATCCTGTGGATCAAGTCCATATAAAAGACCAAACCAATGTGGATTGTCTGGAGCTTCACCATGAAGCATGGATTCGTAAGCCGTCATATCTTCATAGAACTTGGTGTCTTTAGTAAATGATGCAGTCGTTATATAAATCCTTAATGGATTTTTACGAGCCACCATTCCAGAATGAATAACCTCAATAGAGTTACGATCAACAATCTGCGCCGCTTCATCAATAATGGCGCAACTGGCGTTCTTACCATCACCTGACTTTTTATTGTCCCTAGATAATGCTCTAAACATTGACTGTGAATCTCCAGCTTTGCCAATATGGTATTTACTTAAATTAAACCAGTTCTGGGCAGTTTGTGGCATGGCTTGAATCATTCCATAAGCCGCATCAAAAACAATAGATGCTTGTTCACGATTGGTAGCCAAAGTAAATACTTCAGCACCAGCTTCACCATAGATTAATTCATATAAAGCAATAACCGCAGTTAAAGTAGATTTACCAGCTTTTCTAGGAATAAACACAATGACATCTGTTGTCATTCGTTTGGTGTGATCTTTTTTGTGGCGGAATCCGTAAATAGCACAAACCAACATAAGTTGGAATGGTTCTAAAGTGATTGGCTTACCAGCATCAGGTCCTTTGGTGTGTTTGAGAACATCTAGGAATCTTAAAAAATGTCGAACATAAGGCACGACAAATTCGTATTCCCATTGTTTGTTTTCCATGAAGTCCAAAAAACGCTGACAAGCCAGCTTCACATTATTACATACTTCAATATTACCTTTTGTTACATCAATGGCATATTGGATTCCATCTTGCCAATCGTTCATTTAAAGTTATCTGGACCAGCCATCAAATCGCCAAGACTAGAATCGTCTGTAGAAGTTTTAGCTAATCGACCTCTAGGCGTTAATCCAAGTTCGTTCATTAAAACAATGATGCGTTGCAAGAGCTTATCCATTAAAGCCATATATGGACTTGGACCAAGTGTCTTACCATTATTGTATTCAGTAACAATGCCATTTTCTTTTACATTGACCAAACATTGAATATACAAAGTAATTTGAGTTGCTAGGAATGAAAGAGTATGTTGGTCTTGTTCAGAACCTATGCCATAAACTGCGTAAAGATATTCAGCAGTTTCCTCGATGAACCGATCCTCGTTCCATGCGGAAGGGTTGGTAAGCCAATACGCTTTGGGAATCCTTTGCTTAATTTTTTCAGGCAAGGTTGTTCCCATGTTTTTTCCTTGCGTGCCATGCACAATGTGAAGCTCTGGTGGTAGTTTGTTGCGTGCTTGTGTCATACACCCCCCTCACAAACTTCAAATGCAGAAATTTGTGTCCCCGCCTGCTCGTTTGCAAAACAAAGAAATTCTGAGTTATTATTCGCCATCATTACGCAATCCTATTTCGCCAGCCAATGCAGAGTATCCAGCAATGTCAATAAAGTTATCAATGTGATTGTTGCCATTTTTTGTTCGTGCCACTTTCAATAAGATCATCATTATTGCAACTTGTTGTGTGCTGATTGTTTTATCAAGATAAGCTGACCACAAGTTAGCTATATTGGCAAAGCTATCTTCTGGATTGCCATGTGTAGATTGCCTATCATGGTTTATGATTTCGGTTGCATTACGCAAGATGTCGGTTCGATTCATGTCTTGTCCTAGTAAAAGTTTTCGCATTATGCGAGATAAGGTCTTGTTCCATTCTTGTCAATAATGTAAGCATTGTGTCTTGGCACATAACCTTCGCCATTAGGTATTGATATGTGAACCCATGAATCAAACTCACGAATGATTTGATCATATTGAATATTGCTATCCATTATGACTTTAATGATTTGATCTGGTGTCATTCCATCAATACGAATATCGGCGGCACAACCTAAACAATGTTGCGAATTAGATTGTCCACCGACTAATTTATTTACAATTAAACTACGATATGCTGAATTAACTCGAATTGGTTTGCCAATTAATGTTCTAACTTGTTCAAGCAAATTAGCCAAACGAGTTAAATTTCCAATAATAATATTGTCTGGTGTGTTATCAATATTGTTTCGTAGTGCAATTTCGCTAAATGTTAATTCTTCTAATGTAAAATGTTGTGATATTTGCATTTTTATCCTATTTGTTCATTTGGATTTACTGGTTTTGAATTATAAAGCATTTGATCTTTCATTTGACTGCCATGAGATGAACCAAAATAAAACGATATAACGCCAGTCCATGCAGTTCCTAATGAACCTAACATAATCATCAAAGCATTATTAGCTGGATCAACTTTATTAAAAAACAATAAAATTAAAATACCAAAAAATCCAATTGTTGTAATTGATGCCAAAATTGCAGGAATATGAGATTTTGTAACAATTTCCATATTTCGAGCAGAAACACTATCCGCAACAATCAATTTTTCAAAATCAAGACCTAATTCTTGTTGTTGGCGTTTTAATTCAATTTCAGCCAACTTAATTTGCTCAATTTGATCTGATGTCAATTTTCCAGTTTGAATAATGCCTTGAACTTCATGTTCATTCAAATTCATTGCTTTGCATAATGCAGTTACGGCAATTCCAGCTAATGGTCCACCTAATGCTGATGCAATAGTTGGAGCAATTTGTATTAACCAATTCAATTGATTGTCAATCCTGTTGGAGCTGGTGTTGCTTGAACTGGCTTTGCAACTTGAACATCAACTTTTGTAATTTCTTTATTGATTAATGTGTCTAATTTGGTTAAAACAACAACTAATTCATTCACAAGCGCAAATGAAACAGATAAAAATACTCTAAAACCAAATAATGCAACTTCTAATAAAAAATCGCCTAATTGCTTTAATTTTTCTTTCATTTTAAAACTCCTCTAAATTAAAATTATATAACGAACAAATCCTTTTTGCATATATGTCAAATTTGGCATTATGTTCAGTAAAATCATTATGACCATTATGACATCTACATAAATGCACCATTTCATGCAACATAGTTTCCGATAGTTTCAGCCAACTGTCATTAGCTACATCAATTTCAATCCTGTAAGGTTCAAAATGAAAATAACCCAATACATCATTAGTATCAATGATTCCGAATTGGACTTTTTGTGGTTGTGGCATTTTGTATTCATTGAATGGCGGTAAAGTGCAAAATAATTTATAAATCTTTCGTAAATTCTGTTTGGTCAATAGTTTTGCCATAGTCTGCTTCGGTATAAGTAATTATTCCATTAGGTGAGTAATAAAGATATTTTCCATTATTTTCTTCTAATGTTTTATTTGTATGACAAGATGGGCATAAACTTTGAAAATTATTCACTTTAAATTTATCCGAATCTTGTTTATGTGGAAATATATGGTCCACAACTGTTGCTTGAACTACTTTACCTTTTAACAAACAACAAGCACATAATGGTTGTGCGCTTAATTGTTGTAATCTAACTTGTTTCCAATAGGATGTTGAATATAGCTTACTATTTTGTTTAATCTTTTCAGTTGCGCCACCACCATGTTGTTCACAAAATGTTGATCTATTAGTTTTAGGATTCATGCATCCTAATTCACGACATTTAGTGTTTTGTGGCGTTCTTGGCATCTACGCTTTGTTTGATCATCATTAAAATACCATATTCAACTGTCATTGGATTGGTTTTCTTTAATTCAGCATCAAGATCACTTTGATTAAACTTCCATGATTTAGCTTCTTGCTCAACTGATTTATATATATTAGCAATATATTGGACTGCTTCTTTTAATGTTTTATCTTGCATTATGGACCTTTCTTTTCAACAAATCTTGATTCTTTATAAACAATGGCATTAATTAATTCCATCATGTCATCCATTTGGTTTTGTAATCCAGAATCATCACCTAATACATCTCGATTATCTTCCATATATTTTCTGAATCGCATAATGTCATCTAAACCATTTTTTAAAGGCGGAATCCATTTATCAGGATATTCAATAATTTGTGGAGCATTTACGCCTTGCCACATTTCTATAATATCGTCTGCTTTTTCCACAACTCTACGATAAAACTTTTGCAAGATTTTGTGTTCAGTTCTGGATTTAGTTTGTAAATGAATAATGTGTGAATTAGTGCCTTGATGAAGCATAGTTAAGCAAAATTCACCAATCGTTGGCTTTGTGCCTAAATCCTGTTTAGCTTCTTTAATTGAATATACCTTTTTGTCCATATTTGATCCTTATTTAAAAGCCTGTAAAGCCATAAAAATGCAAATGGCAATTATCATAAATTCTACCATACTTATCCTTTCTTATTTAGCAAGTCTAAAGTTTGTTGCAATAAATCTACTTCCGATCCATATTTTGCTTCAAATGTCTTTTGCCCTGAATGAAGTGCCACTCCATAACCACCATTTTGATGATGATTTGGACATAAAGGGATAGCCATACTCCAATGGCTACGCATAGCCAATCCAGCCCCATGCCTAATGTGATGAATATGTGGAGCTGAATAACCAAAACCAAGATTCCTACAAACAATGCACCCAATTTGAACCAGTTTGTCATAATGCTTTCTTTCGTCTTTAGTCATAATGTAATTAGATCATTAATTGAATTGATTTGATTTAAAAGATTATTAGGAATTTCATATAGATCAGCTTTAGTTTTAAAAGAAGTGCCATCAGAGCGTGTTCTTTCCATTCCTAATGGATAAAAATTTGCTTTTTCTGCAAATTTATTTTTATCAATCCATCCGCATATAGTTAAATTCATGTTAATTTTGTTTAAACTGCAAAATATATAACGATCAACTTTGTAATTTATTTGATGACCAATAAGATTGTTTACATAGTAATCTTCCGGATCAACAGTTCTGCCCATTGTTTTAACATCATAGGTTTTGCCATTAAATGTAAAATCAATGCCTTTATCAAATCCATCAGCTTCTATTAATGCTAAACCAAGCAAATCCATAACCATGCATTGACCAACTATACCTCGCAACTGTTCGGATTGGTTTCCATCAGCTATGCCACGCTGACCAAAATTATTATTTTTTAATAAACCACGACAGTAATAAATTATATTTTGATCTAATGGAATTGTGATCATTCACCTGACCATCCAAATTGTGCAAAATACGCTTCAATTTGCGTCATATAGTTTGCCATTTCAGAAACAGTTAAATCAGTTGTGCTTTTAGTGTGTTGAATAGTTTTACCATGAATGGTTATATCGGATGTAAGAAACATAGCACCGCACAAATAATGTATTTCCATGCTTGAATACCCAAGAAAATCACCGACAGACTTATAAAGATAACCCCAAAGCCGCTTGTTTTGATCTTTAGAACGGACATCATTTGATTTAATTGTAATCAGTAATAGTTGATTTTTTTCTAGTAACCGATTTAATTCCAGTATCAGCGTTGGCATTGATTGTTTCGATAAGTGAAATTGCATAATCTTTAGCTTCCTTTGATGTCTTATATATTTGAACGAGCTTTCCTTGATTCCAAACAACAAACTTTTCAGTATCCATTACTTTTGCTTTTGTAACATTGATTTGACCACATTCAATAGCCCATTCGCTAATCTTTTTCCATTTAATTTGCATTGAGAGCTTCCTTTGCAAACTTTAAAGATATAGTTGGATAGTTTTTAGGATTAGCAATAATGCGTTTTGCCCACGCTCTCATATCTTTTGGTTTATTAGTTTGTTGTTCAGCCATGAATTTAAGAACCTCATGCGAATATTGATGATTTTGTTGTTTTGTTAATGTGGGAGCTTTTAATTGAACAAACTCTATTGGCTTTTCCCGGCAGAGTTGTAGAATGTCAAATACAGTGGGCATGAATTTATTATTATCAACCCATTTATCAAAAGCTTTAGTCACTATATTAAACTCAAACTTTTCTAGCTTTCCAAACCAAACTCTTAATGTATCTATATCGAGTTGTGGTTTTTGATATAAAGCTGTGACTGTATCCATAACTTGCTTAAATGCTATTTTGTCTTGTGGTGTCATAAGTTTCCTTAAAATAATGGTTCATCCTTGATTAAATCAAATATATTAATTTTTGGCACATCTAATTTTTTAATCTTATGTTGTGGCTTATTTAAAACATAAAACATAGCTTCATGCTTTGTCATAAACTTTCTGATTGCATCGCCAAAATCATCGATGACCAAATATCTAAATGTATTCATCTTATCAACATTAAATCTATGATTGTAAATAGTCCAATTAAAAATCCAATCAGACCGCCTGCAACTAAAACCCTAATACACCAATCTATTAATTTCATGGTCTGTAGTCTGGCAAAATGACATTTCTAAAACAATTGCAGTTAGCATCTTTAATAAGCTCTTGATGATAACCAACTGGAATATCATGGTAAATAACAATCGGTGGTGGAGTAACTGATGTTGCTGGATGCGCTAATGCATAACCTACTACACCGCCTACAACCATCCCACCAATAAGTGGAGCTGCATAACCGCCACCGCCATGATAATAATGACTGCCATATCCGCCATGATAACCACCATAGTATCCATGAGCCATAGCTGATGGTGCGATTAATAATGCTGTTAATAATGCGATTAATTTAGTCATCTAAATAATCCTCTATAAGATAAAAAAGAACCATGCCCAAAACTAATGCTATAACAATCCAAAGCAAAAAGCCAATTAATTTATAAACCCACCACAAATTTAGATGAATCATATTTTTTTACTCCATCAATATGTTTAATATTGCCAGCCACAAGTTCTGTAATCGTTAAATTATGTTTTTTAGTTTTTAAATCATTAAGCCAATCTAATTTAGGTTCAGTCCATGACATAATTTTCCAAACAACATTTCCTTGATAATCTGTTTCCTCTAGCAAAT